ACATATTTGCCCCGTAAACGGATCATACGGGGTTTATCTTGGTACTTGGTGACTAGGTGTAGGATGCCTTGGAAAAGGCTCTTAACGCCTGTTTCTGCAAAGATACGGGCTATCAGTTCAATCTTGCCTGACGATGCGCTTTGTGTTGCTGCAATAGCGGCTGCGGTTACATTCTGCAAGATGTCAGGGTTTAATCCCTGCTGCATATCGCTGATACCTGTACGCTTAGACTGGATGCCGTCTAGGTACTCTAGCATTGGGAACGCTTGATTTGCTACAGGCGCTACATTGATAGGCACGATAGCGTTCGGATTCTTCATCCGAATTACCCCACCAGGAGCAACGCTTAACATATCGTCTAAGTTGACTTGGCCTTCTACTACGCCAGTCCGAGCATTGTTTGTTAAGTACAGGTTGTCAAGGATTTGACGGGTAATCGTAGACTTAATAAGCTGGATGTCCATTGCACGATCAGCAAGCGAGTTGCCAAAGAACTTGTGCGGAATAGGAATAGGGCAGAGAGAATGGAACGGAACAAGGTCAATCTCCTCATCCGACAGAATCTCATGTCCAGCATAGACTACCTTACGCAGTTCAGCGATACCATCGCCATCCATATCGGCACGAATGTAGCACTCAAATACTTCTACTTCTTCCATCGTAATGTCCATTGACTGAACATCAGGCTGCTCAGACTCATCAAAGCGAGCAATGCGCTCCTCTGAGAACTCTAAGTCTGTGTTGCTTGGCAGGGCAGCAATGGTTTCTGCATCGAATCCCATAGCCGTTAGCTCTGAACGAGTAACCAGTCTGCGGTGTGCCACGAAAGGAGCAGACTTTATATCTATAGCTCTTTTGGAGATTAGAAACTCCTCTGGTGGCACATTCTCTACAACGACACCGCCGCTTGTGCTTTTCTTGCTCACCTTAACGCTATGGCTACGCATAATGACAGGCATACCGTCTTGACCGATGCCAGCGACTTCTTCTGTTGTGTCCTGTTCTACTACTTCTCTTGTGCCATCAGACATTAACAATACGAGTTCATCGTCTGTTAGGTTCTGATATTCCTCTTTCGTTACTTCTATCTTGGTGTCCCAATAGGCTTTTACAATGCCTGTCTTTTGCAGGAGAGCGTCTTTAAACCAGTTATGTAGTACTAGGAAGCCATCATTGTCCCGATAGAATACCCAGTTCACATACTCAGTAGCTTGCCTTGCGCCTTCTTCATCGCCTGGACCTTTAGGCTCAAACCGTACAATATCTTCGCTTGCAGTAAATACACGGACTAATTGTGGCAATGCACCATCAATTACTTCTGCAACTTCGCCTGTAACAATCTGTGAGCGACCTTCGATCTCGTTCCCATAAGGTCTACGCAAGTAATAGTCCAGCGCCTTCCTACGGTCATCAATCGTATCTGTCATCAAGAAACCGATAGAGTTGTCGATTTCCGAGTCAATCAGATTTTTAAGTTTCAGTTGATCCATTTATATAATCCATTTGGTGTTTTGTTTTAAGGGCTTATTCCAGTTATTAGGCTGTTCATCTAAGCCCACAGCTACATAGCGCCAAGCATCGGCAGCGTGAGAATGTTGATCGTGTAATGGTTTCTCGCTAAACATCTTAGTGTCAGGGTCTACTGCGTACCGATAATGCCGTAAAGCCTGTAATCCTTCTGCACAACGGGATTGGTCAAAGAAGCACCGATTCATCAGCATCCTAGCTGAGTTGATTCCGTCTGCAATCGAGAGTTTAGGAGTAATCCGTACTGGCAATCCCATGCCCTCAATGATCTCTTTTGTACTTCTGCCAGTCATGTTCTTATGCTCTGCATCATGCGGCAGCCAATGATCCCTATAGGTATATCCCTTGTTTTGAAGGATATTCACATAATGATCTATGGTCTTTTGGCAGTCTTGGTAGAAGTCTATGATCCTTACCTCACCGCCTGGTATCGTCTGCACGAACCAAATACTTGTCATGTCTGCCCAGCCTAAGTCCCAGAAGGTAGATACAGCGATAGACTTATCTATCTGTATATCCTTAATCCGTTCTTCTTCCTGCGCCTTGCGTAGTTCATTGGCGTACACAGCACCGTCTAAGACCTGTCTTGTATTGCCTTCCCATACATTAAGATAGGCATCCATGTCCCTAGCTTTTAAATCTTCCATCTCATCTCGTAAGACTTGTGGAAACCAAGGATTGTCCGACCAGTTGACCTTGACTACTTTAGCGTTAGCTGGCGGCAGGACTACAAAGCGCTTGTAGGTTTCATCCGTATCTAGCTCTGGGTTAAATGTTACCCATATCTCTGAGTCAGGCTTACGGATTGTAGGTATCAGCACATCCCATGAGCTTTTGGATGTAGTCTGAGCTTCTTCTACCCAGCATATATCTACACCTTCAAACGACTTAATCTTGGTTACATTGTGCTTTAGACCAGCAAACAGGAACTCTGTACCGTTAGACCCAAAGATGCTGGTGTTCTGTATGGTGTAGAAGTCCTCTAAGCCTAAAGCCTTAATCTGATCTGACAGCAGCGCATGAACCGAGTCGCTAATGGAGTTCTGAAACTCTCGAGCGCATAAGACTCTAATCTTCTTCCTACGGCCTATGGCTAATAAGACTCTAGCAACTGTCCAAGACTTAGATGAGCCACGACCACCGTACACAATCTTGTAACGGTGATCTTCCAGCAAGCACTCTAGCTTCTCTGGAATCTCTAGGGTTAGCTTTGCTTCTTCTGTCACTCAGGGCGCTTAATAACGAACTCAATCAGCTTTAGCTCTACTGCATCGCCATCTACACCGCTAATCTCTGTAGCCTGGACAGCCTTACCGTCTACACGATCTATTACTTCTTTGATCGCCCAAGGCTCGCCCTGCTCGGCAGCATCTACTAACTTGTCTGCAATCGTTCTGAGCTTACGGCTATCTTCTTGTACCAATGCCTTACGCAACTGGTTGTAGAACAGCTTGCCCTTCTTGCCGTTCTGATTGCCTACAGGAGCGCCACCCTTGTTAGTTGACGCAACCTCTACATTATTGTTTTCTGTACTATTTTCCATTCCATTCCTCTGTGGGGTGATGGGTAATGTTGTTATTCTACAACAGTTATACGAATCTAGTTTCTGTTTCGGATGGATACTTTGTGAGAATGACTGCTATGTGGTCAATCATCTTAGGCATAAGTAATGCTGTGCCTAAGTTTATATTCATCTCTTTTGCTAAGTTGCTTAGCCTGAACTCAACTAGCTTAGTCCAAAATCTTACATCCCAGTTTAGATACCATGAATATTCACAGTAATATAGCCAGCTATTCTCATTAAACGCTCTGACATGGGTTGGATCTTGCCACGCCCCCAAACTAAGGTAATACGGAACGCTTATGTGAAACTCGCCTTTATCGTCTAGCAAATCTCTACAGTTTTCCATTGCTGGTACTAGGTCTGTAATATGCTCTAGAACATCGTTAGCAATGATCTTGCTAAACATTCCTTTTTCTACTTTTATCTCTCCGAATCTTGTAGAGATAGTTTCACCCCAAGGTACTTTAGTAATGTCTAGTACCCAATCAGGCTTTCTTGACTCCTGGATGTCTGCGTTTAAGCAGTCCTCTTTAAAGTCTTTGCCACTTCCAATATTGAGAGTTCTTACCATTTACTCTTATCTGCCCAGTACGCTGCGCTCATCTTGCCTTTAGCTATATTAGCTGCATGACGGGCTTTAAACGACTTCCTACGGGCTTTATCTGCTGCTGACTCACCTTTGGTCGCTGGGCTACCGCTAACGCCTTGCTGACCGTATCTGATGGTCTTAACCTTATCGCCTTCTTTTGCTACTACTACATGGCTTTTGGTGGGATGGCTGGGTGTGCGCTTTGGCTTATTAAAGCCTTCTACCCCTATGCGCTCAAATAACTTGGCGGCTTCCCGTACTTTCATTTTTTCTTAGGCTTGATCTTAGCTTCTGACATTGCGATAGCTACTGCCTGTTTAGGGTTGGTAACTTTGCTGCCAGAGCTAGACTTGAGCTTACCAGCCTTGTACTCGCCCATTACCTTGCCGACCTTCTTTTGTTTAGCAGCCATCTT